GGAGGAAAAACGATGCTTCAGATTGAGAAAGACTGCATCTACATCACTCGCGGCGATGATGCCATGTTCCGAATTGTTCTGGAGCTCAATGGTGAGGTTTATGAGATGGCAGACGGCGATGTGCTTACTTTCACCGTTCGCGCCACGCCCGACGAAGCCAGTCCCATACTGGCTGAGCTTACCAGTACAAGCAATATCTTCACGATCAGTCATGAGGATACCAGCAGTATTCCCGCAGGCAGCTACAGCGCGGATGTTCAACTGATGCAGGCTGATGGCAAGCGTACTACGGTATGGCCTACCATCGTGGGTGCAAACCGCACTAAAGTCCATAATTTCCACAACTTCAACATCATGCCGGAGGTGACAAGCAAATGAGCACGCATCTTGAAAAACTCCCTTCCATCACCGGGAATATCGGCGATCAGGTCACTGTCCTGAATGAATTCGTGCTCAATACCTCCGAGATCGAAAATGGCACACAGCTGACGATTACCAGTCTTCGGACTGGTGAAGTCCAGACGGTCAACATCATGAACGGCCATACCCCGGTCAAGGGTCAGGATTATTGGACAGCTGCTGATCAGGCTGAAATAAAGCGTGTCGCCGAGGAAGCGGCATCTGCCGTCATTGAAACCGACACACCCCACCAGATGTTTGTAACCGATAAAAACGGCTCTGCAACATGGCAGGCTCGGACGCATTATGAAAGTGTGGAAACGGCTGAAAACGTCCTGCTTCTGGCTGGCGATGATCCCACCGAAAAGATGATAGCGGCACCTGTTGTGCCATACCCGTCCCCGAACAGCAGCATCACGGTTCGCTACAATGGCACGGACTATATCACAACAGCTGTGGAAGTTCCAGAAGATGCTGTTGGTATCGCCGGTGCCATTGCTGCCGGCAATCTATCGGTAATGGATATCGATGGCGGAGATGCCAGTCTTCCTTTCATTCTGGCTCTGGTGCCGCCTGCGTTTTCCACTCAGCTGGGCGGTGCCTATGGTCTTTTCGGTGCGCTCGACAGCCCGGAAAGTATCTCTGTTTCTCTCGTTACGACCGGCAAGGTTGTTCATCAGCTGGACAATAAATTCATGGGCATTGGTGACTTTGTCATCACAATCGCCCCGGACAAAACAATCAGCGTTGAAGGGAGCTTTGCTGATGCATGGGCGCTGGACGAACGCAAGCTGGCTTCCAGCATTAAGGTTGTAACCCCTTGGGATTCAACATGGTACGCGGATGGATATTCAGTCAGGTCGGTAACCAAGATCGATCAGACCGACAGCCCATATTACAGCGCTGCGACAATCGTTGTTGACGTCGATGAGTATCTTGATCTGGTTGACCCGGGAACGCCTATACAGCCTGTGACATGGAGAATCAAGTGGATGTTTTTGAATGGGGAATCCGCCATATCGATGCGCCCGGTTTATGGATTGCCCGATTTTGAGCAGCCCTGTGTCACTGATGGTAACAAAAACACCACTCATTATCTCCGACACGATGCTGGAACAACGCGCTGGTCACCAGTTTCCCTTGAAACTTTTGCAAAAGACTGCCCTGTGCAGTCGGTCAACGGCAAGATAGGCGCTGTGCAGCTGAGTGCATCGGATGTAGGCGCACAACCCGCAGGTGATTATGCTCTGCGTTCAGAGATACCTTCAGCCGAGTCCCTCAAAGCCGCTCTGACCAGTGAGACATGGACGTTTACGATGGCAGACGGCTCAACAGTGGAAAAGAAGGTGTTCATCAGTGGCTAAACTCAAATTTGCATCGGTTATGAAGATTGCCATTCCGCAAGGTGAAGTGGTACATATCGAGTGCAATGGCACTGTGGTTTGGTCAGGAGCAACTGTCAATCGTGTCCCGTTGTCCATTGATACGGATGGAAGCATCTACAATGGCGGCGGTTTTCTGGAAGGCTATCGCCTTTCTTCCTCTGGTGTGCTGAAGGAGCAGGAAGGTTCTGTAACAACCGGTTTTATACCAGCCACCAATGGATGCGTCATTCGAATGGCTGGTGTTTCATGGCCGCAGTCGCATTCAGCCGATTATTCCTATATCTGCATATACGATGCTGCTTTCAATAAGATTGGACATCTGAATATGAACGGCCAGTCAGACAACGGCTCTGGCTATTCATGGGATGACGGCAAACTTTCGGATGGTGCGTCCTCAGTCTCTATCGATGAAAACGGCGTAGTCACATTCAACCTCGTTCCGTCCGATAATGCGGTTTTTTCCTACATCCGTATCAATGCCGAAGGCAACAGTGCAGATATGATCGTGACGATCAATCAGGAGATCAAATAATCATCTAATTTTTGGCGTTTCTCCCCATCGGGAGGAGCGCTTTTTCTTTGGAGGTGAACGCCGATATGGCACTCGAATCCGTAAAACGCAACGGGCACAACCTTGATCTGGGGCAGTTTGAGCTGGTCGGTGAATACGGTATCCCCAAGCTGTACCCTGTACATCTGGACGAGCATATCGGCTGGATTCGCTTTAATCATGCCCTGAAAGAGCAGTCGCGTGCGCACCTTGGGGTGCATTTTTTCATAGATGACTACCTGTTCCTGCGGGTGTGGAATGACCCGACCCGGTACGCCATGTTCCTGCGGGGCTTCAAGGCTGTCATGACCCCGGATTTCTCCCTGTTTGCCGACTATTCCCGCGCAGTGCAAATCTATAACCACTGGCGCAAGCACCAGCTGGGTGCATATTGGCAGCGCTTCGGCGTGAACACCATTCCGTCGATCAGTTGGGCAGACAGGGACAGCTTTTCATGGTGCTTTGATGGGGAGCCCGAGGGCGGCACTGTCGCCGTTTCCTCTGTTGGCACCATGAAGAACAAGGACAGCCGAAAGCTGTTCATTGACGGCTACCGCGAAATGATGATCCGGCTGCAGCCCGAAAAGATTATCTTTTTCGGTGATGTTCCCGATGAGTGCAGCGGCAATATTGAGCACCACGCGCCGTACTACGAAACCTTCACAAAAGAACTTGCTTTCTCTTCGAAAGAGAGGTAATGTCGTATGGGCGGACGAGGCGGACGCTCTCACGGCGGAGGTGGCGGCGGGCAGCAGAACAACAATGCATTGCCGCTTTCGCTGGCAAACTATGAGCAATATGAACAGCGCTGGCTTCAACGTGAATTCAGCGATCTGACGCCTGCGCAGCAGCAATATATCTCCCAGCAGCTGGGACGGCTGTTTGCGGCACACGATTTCGGCATGGACATCCGCAGCGAGTATCTGGAAAATGTCATCGCCGAGGGCTTCAAGAACCAGTTCCAGACACACACCTCGCAAGGCTCTCTGGACTTCGACAGCCGCAGGCAGGCTACCGAGCAGCTTTTCGGCTCGGATGTGCGCCGCATGCGACCGGCAGACTTTGAACGATACGGCTATCTGGTTTCCCGGGACATATCGGCCTACAACAACTCCGGCTATGGAGATACCACGGTACGATTCAAGCGCGACCGGGTTATTGACCGGCTGACCTACACAACGGACGACAGCCTATATCCCGCATCCATCGGTGAAGCCATTGCCGGGAAGGTTAATACAAATTCCATCGCAGGCATATGGCGCGATGGCATGTCTGCCAGCGATCTTGTTCGGCGTGTGCAAAGCAGCGAGGGCGATGTCGGCAATGTGCGTGACTGGCTGCGCGGTGTAACCCACGGCGCGTATCTGGAGCTGCAATATCACGGTGCGCTGACAATTGACGATGTGGACAGCATCAACTTCAAACACAGCCCGCCGACACAGGAATTGCTCAGAAAGCTCCGCGCCAAAGGCGTGAAGGTCTATTATCGGGGACAGCCCTATTGAGGAGGAAGCATTATGAACATCAAGCGCGTTGTATCCGGCATCCGGGACTGGAACGCCATCTTCGAGCTGGAGAATGGCCTGTTTGCCATGAGCAATATCCATCCGGAGGAACCGGTTCACTTTTCCACGAATCCCACCACGTTTCTGCGGCATGGCTATTTTGAGGAGGTCAATAAACTGGACGATGATACCATCTGCAAAGCCCGCGCCACGCTGGAACGTTACCTGAACGACAAGTCCCTGCTGGAGGACTGCCCGATGCTGGGCAGCAAGTGCACCATTCGTAGCCTGCTTGGACTGGATGTATGAGGAGGTCTATATGATTACCTGTACCCTTGGAAAACAGAAATATACGGTTGACTTTGTAAGCGGCAGAGCCCTTCGTGAGATGGAGCCTGCCGCTAAAATGTATGCCCGGATTGTCTCCCTGTCCAATGCGGCGGTCAAGGGTGAAACGCTACCCGAAGGGGAAACGCTGAACATTGCCGATGCAATGGATGTGATGATCCGCTGGTTCTGCATCCTGTTTGGCAATCAGTTTACCCCGGACGAAGTCCTGGACGGATATCCGGTGGATCGCCTGATGCACGACATTGCGTTTGCGCTCATGGCGGTACAGTCCCAAACTACGGAGATTCTGGACGAGTTCCCTACGAAAGCAGCGCAGGCAACGCCGACGGCACAGCCGACGGAAGCGGCATCCTGACGCTGCCGGATTTTATTTACAGCACCTATAACTCCCTGCTGGAAGGCGGGTGGCGCATGGCCGAGATAGATCAAACCGATCTTCTCGGCTTTTTACGTGTTCGGGCGTGGAATGCCCGTAGAAACAAAAAGAAATCCGAGCCGAAGCCCGGTTTCATCGATACGGTATGGCCCAGCGTCAAGCCAAAATAAAGGAAGTGAACTCTCATGGCTGAATCCCTCCGCGACCTCGTTGTGTCGCTTTCCCTGAATACCGAAAACTTTACCCGCAACATCAAGTCGGTCAACAAGCAGATACAGGAAGCGGAGTCATATTTCAAGCTGGCCGCTGCCGGTGTGGAGGGCTTTGAGAACACCACCGAAGGGCTGACCACCAAGCTGTCTACGCTGGAGCGCAGACTGTCCATGCAAAAGGATGTAGTCACGCAGTATGAGCGTGCGCTGGCACAGGCCACCTCCAAGCTGACTGAATGCTATAACCGGCAAACGGATTATGCTCAGCGGCTGGAACAGGCACGTCAGCGGCAGAGTGCTCTGCGAGCTGAAGTGACAACTGCCACCAGCGCATATGAGCGCTATCAGGACAGCTTGGGCGAAAGCGACTCAGCGACCATTGCCGCCAAGGCGAATATGGAAGCAGCCCAGCAGGAATATGAAGCCGCTACTGCCGATGTCAATAAGCTGGCCGGTCAGCAGGACGCCCTGCGCAAGGCGACGCAGAACGCCGCAGATGCCGTATCCACCCAGCAGACGCAGCTGAACAAAGCGCAGGCATCTGTCAAAGACACCGAGAAAGCCATCAGAGGTTGTAACGACGCCCTGCGGCTGTCCCAGACCAATTGGAAGGCCGCAGGCGACCAAATGAAGGCGGCAGATACCGCCGTTACGTCCCTTGGCAAGCAGATGCAGCTGGCACAGAGCCGCTTCCGTTTGGCGGCTGCTGGCATCAAGGACGTGGACACCAACGCCGGTGCTCTGTCTGCCAAGCTGGTCATGCTGGGTGAAAAGCTGACCCTGCAGCAGCAGACGGTCGCCCGGTATGAAGAAAAGCTTCGTGCCGCAAAGGAACAGCTTCTCGCTGCGCAGCAGGCCAATGATCCCGACAAGATACAGGAAGCCACCGACGCTGTCACGGATGCCGAAACTGCTCTGACCAATGCGCAGGCAGCCGTCAGAGAAATCGAAGCCGCCATCCGGGAGACTAACCAGCAGCTGAATACCGCCAAATCCCTCTGGACAGCGGCAGGTAAATCTCTGACGGAGTTTTCCAAAAGCTGTGATTCCGTCAGTAAGACCACCGGAGCAATCGGGCGCACACTTTCTACTTATGTGACTGCGCCGGTTGTGGCCTTGGGCGCAGCGGCAATGAAATCCAGCATCGAGTTCGAGTCGGCCTTCACAGGCGTCCGCAAAACGGTGGATGCTTCCGAAGCAGAATTTGCCCAGCTGGAAACGACCGTCAAGCGCATGTCTACCGAAATTGCTGCCGATACCACCGAAATTTCCAACGTTATGGCCAATGCCGGTCAGCTGGGCATTCGCACTGATGCGCTGGAGGATTTTACCCGCGTTATGATCGACCTCGGCAACACCACCGATATTGTCGCCGAGGAGGCCGGTTCCACGCTGGCGAAGTTCGCCAATATCATGGACATGGATCAGGGGCTGTTCGAAAACCTCGGTTCCACGCTGGTCGATCTGGGCAACAACTTTGCCACTACAGAATCGGCTATCATGGAAATGGCGCTGCGTCTTGCCGGTGCAGGCAAGCAGGTCGGCTTGTCCGAAGCACAGATTCTGGGCTTTGCAACGGCGTTGTCCTCTGTCGGCATAGAGGCACAGATGGGTGGTTCCGCGCTGTCCAAGGCGCTGGTGAAGATGGAGGTTGCCGCTGCCACCGGCGGCGAAGCCCTGACCGACTTTGCCTCGATCTGCGGCGTAACCGAGGAGCAGTTTGTTCGTATGTGGGAAGCTGATCCTGCCGCCATGTTCCAAGCCTTCATCGAAGGGCTGGCGCAGATGGATGACGAAGGTATGAGCGCCATCGCCGTCCTGAACGAAATAGGCATCTCCGAAGTACGCCTGCGCGATACACTCCTGCGCTCCGTCAACGCGACGGAGCTTTTTGCTTCTGCGCAGGATACAGCAAACGAAGCATGGGCAGAGAATACCGCCCTCGCTGAAGAAGCGGGTAAGCGCTACGCCACCACGGAAAGTAAGCTCATCAACCTGAAAAACAAGTCCGTCCTCTTTGCCCAGCAGCTGGGTGATGACCTGAATCCTACCATCCACAGCCTGATCGACGGCGTGGATGATCTGATGGATAAGTTCATGGAAATGGATGAAGCTGAGCGCCAGCGGGTCATTCAGACGGCAGCGTTTGTGGCTTCCATTGGCCCGGCATTCTTGGCGGTATCGAAGCTGAGCAAGGGACTGTCTGTTATTACCGGCGGTATTGGAAAATTTTCCACGGCTGTAGGCAAAGCAGGCGGCGGCTTTGGTGGCTTTATGTCGGTGCTGAGCAAATCTCCCTCTGTATGGCTTGCGGTCGCAGCCGCTGTGGTGGTTGGCACCGTCGCGCTGGCCGATTATGTATCCGGCGCAAAGCAGGCGCGTGAAGCTCTCGAGGGCATGGCTGAAACAGCAGAAAAATGGAAGGATACCGCAGCAGAGACTTTCTACAATCAAAGCGGTGCTGGCCTGTCCTTCTTCGGTATGACCGCTGACGCCTTTAAGTCCGCTGGCACAGATATTGCCCAGAGCGGAGCCAACTGGCTCTCCGGGCTGATTGCAGTCTGGACGGACGGTAAGAAGGAAACCAACGCCATCGTCTCTGAATGGACGGAATCCTTCAAGGCGGGCACGGAAGAAATCCGCACAGCGCTTTCTGAAATGAAGCTCACGGCTGATGAACGAGGATATACCAGCCTTGCCGAACAGATGGAAGCTGACCTTGCCACGCTGGACAGCATCGATGATGAAATCGCCAAGCTGCTGAAAAAGCGGCAGAGCAGGCTGTTCACCGAGGAGGATCAAATCCGCCTACAGGAGCTGATGGATACTCGTGAAGCCATTCAGGTCAGGTACAATCTTGTGCCCGATACCGGCGACACCGAGGGCTTTGAGACCATCCGTCAGAAGCTGGAAGCCGAGGTTGCCCGTGCGCAGGCGCGTGGGCAGAGCGATGCCGACGTTACCGTGTATGAAAATGCTGTCGTTGCGGCGGCACAGGGCTTGGCGGCGATCAATGAGCAGATTGATGCGAACTACGACAAGGAGTATGCGCTCATCCAGCTGATCTCCGACAGTGCTGAACGGGAAGTCGCGCTGGCCGACCTGAACCGGCGCTATAACGCAGAACGCAGGCAGGCTGCGCTGGAGTATGCGGCGCTCCTGCAGGAGATCGCTCTTCCCGTGTGGGAACAGGAAAACATCCAGCAGGCAGCTGCGGATATTGATACCCTGAACCAGAAGCTGCGTGAGTACAGCATGGCTTCCGAAACCGAAAAGCCCGGCTTGCTGGCCGATCTCAACGAGCTCACTGCCAGCATGGACGAGGATTCTTTTGTCGAATATATCGGCCTGCTGACACAGATTCAGAGCTTGCTGGACAGCGGACTGACGGAAACGGAAGTCGAAGCCATGTTCCCAGAGATTGATGTTTCCGGCGCAATGGAGCAGCTGGCCTCTGTGCAGGACTACCTTGATACGCACAAGCTGGAACTGCCCGGCTTGGCTTCTATGTTCTCCGAAGCCATCCCCGAGGAAGCTCTGAAAATCGCCACGGATCTTGATATGACCGGTGCGCAGGCACGTTGGGATGAATTTGCTGCCAACCCCGGCGCGATCACCACTGACGCGATCATCGCCGGATATCAGGAAAACGAGCAAACCGTCAGGGTACAGCCTACCGTGGATGCCTTTGTTTCCTCTTATACCGAAATCCCCGAGGGAGCCTCCACCGCATCTCTTACACCGACAGGACTGATCGCCTATGTGGAAAAATATGCCGAGGTCACAAACGGTGCGGACGTTACCGGATTGACACCTGAAATTGCTACTTGCTTGGTGGCCGGATATCAGGAGCTGGCAGAGGGCGCGGATGTGTCCCTGCTCAAGCCTGATGACGTGGTCGCCTATGTAACCGAATACGCCGAAAAGCAAGGCGTTGACCTTTCCGCGCTTGCGCCGGAGGGCGTGACGGCCTTCGTTATGGCCTATCAGGAGATCAATGGCGGTGCACTGACCACGGCGCTTGCACCATCCGATGTTGCCGCCATCGTTACGGAATATCTGCTGGCTGAAAACGTGGATCTGTCCAAGGTTACGGATGCACAGGTGGATGCGATGGTCAACGCCTATGCGGAGGCCACCAACTGTGACAAGACGGCGCTCAAAGCAGAGGTTGTGGCACAGATCACGTCCTATGTCAATGCCGAAGGCGTTACGCCGCCGATCATCACAACCAAGGTGCAGATCACCGGGTATGAGTATCTGACCTATAAGGACTTTCAAGAGAACAGCGGCTTTGCCGTTGACGTTCCTGTCAGGCTGGGTGAAATCTCGGATGCCGATCTAGCATCGCTCTCTGCCGATGGGAAGATTAAATACTGGCAGGACGGCATTGAAATCCCTGTAACCGCTGTGCCGGAAGGTGCGCTGACCCCAGACACCATCGCCACGATGTCCGAGGACGGCACAATGCACATCCTGATCTCTCCACAGGTCACTGGTACGCAGGAAGCTATTGATGCCATTTCCCCACTGGTGGATGAGGTAGATCAGCTGGGCGTTACAGCCGCCGGTATGTGGGCAGGCATTATGCCTGCTACCACAATGGATATGATCGGTTCTGCTGTTGAACGCATCAACTCCTATACCAAAACGCTGGATTATAACGGCTGGCAGAAGTTTTGGGCTGCTCTACGCGGTGAAAGTGTCGATCATGGTGTGCTGGATCAGAGCATGAGGAACGACTTCAATGCCGAGACCGTTGCTGAGCTGTCTGCCTATGTCGGCGAAATGGTCTCTGCAATCCAGCAGGGACAGGAGGTTTCGCAGGAGGACATCGAAAATCTGCAGGCAATCGTGACTTTCCTGAACGGCCTTGATACCACCGAAACCGGCGCACACATCAAAGAGGGCGTTGCACAGGGCATGACAGAGGCAGGCTGGGACAGCGACGCTGAAACCGTAGCATCCAACCTTGAATCTGCATTGAACCTCGCGCTGGGTATCCAAAGCCCGTCGACGCGCATGAAGCCTGTTGGAGGATATGTGACGGCAGGCATTGGTGCTGGTGCAGCGGAGTATGACTTTTCTACGGATGCATCGTCTGTTGCAGGTAATGTGGAAGCTGCCATGAGCCTTGCGCTGGTAGAGGGCTTGCTGTCCGGGAACGGCACGACCATCATGGGCGGACTGGCTTCCTCCATGACGGGGTACAGCTTTACGACCACCGGCAGTCAAGTGAGCACGCACATCAAGAGCGCGGTTGATGCGAATTTGACTTCTACTACGCTGCGCAGTGCAGGCGTGAATGCAATGGCCGGTCTCAAAGCGGGCATCAACGCTGGCAGAAGCGGTGTGGTTTCTGCCATGCGATCTGCTGCCCGCGCCGCTGTCAACGCAGCAAAATCCGAGCTCAAAATCGCCAGCCCTTCTCGTGTGTTCCGCGACGAAGTCGGCGCGATGACCATGAAGGGTTTCGGACAGGGCGTGATGGAAGAGAGCAAAGAGCAGGCCAAGATCATACGCAACGCTGCCCGCTACCTGACGGATGAAGCTCGTGAGGGCGCTATCATCAACAACGCCACCACAAACCACAGGACGTATAACCAGAACAGCACGGTGAACCTTTCTGGGAATGCCTTCACCATCCGGGACGAGCAGGATATTTACGCTCTGGCCACGGAGATCGCTGCGCTGACCCGCAGGCAGCAGCGCGGCAAGGGCTTGAGAATGGCCTGAACGCAGAATTGACTTGACTTTCTGCCCGACAAGAGCGTTAATGTCAGCACCCTATATGAAGGAGGTACACGCCTATGTTTTCCATGCGTATACGACCGGAGGTTTTGGCCATGCTTCGGGAGAAGTACCCAGCCGGATGCACCGTTGTGCTTGAAGAAATGAACGACCCATACCGCGAAATGCCTGCGGGCTTGACCGGAAAGGTCACCCATGTGGATGATGCGGGCGGCATACATGTTGAGTGGAGCAATGGCTCCACGCTGGCCGCTATCCACGGCTTTGACCGTATCCGCAGAATCGACGAGTAAACAACAGCGCCGAGCGCCGCTCTACAGCAGGGCGGCGCTTTGTCGTGCTGGAAAGGAGCACCCTTTGAACGACTGGTTTAAATGGAACGGCGTGCGTTCCACGGAATACGGCGTGCATGTGCTGGAACAGCCGCCGCTGACCATGCCCGCAGAACGTACTACCTTTACTGTTGTCCCCGGCAGGAGCGGATCGCTCACTACACTGGAGGGCGATGATGTATATGATGATCTGATACTGACCGCCACCTGCATCATTGATAACCCCGCTCGTATCCCGGAGATCTGCGCATGGCTTCGGGGCGGCGGCACAGTCACCTTCGCCAATCGCGAGGGTGGCTTTTATTACGCCCGCGTGGTCAACCAGATTCCCTTTGAGAAAATCCTGCGCGGCAATCCGCACCGGTCATTTGCCGTGAATTTCCGTTGTATGCCATTTTGGTATCAGGATGGTGTGGAGAATATTACTCTGACAGCAAGTGGCACGTTTGTCACCAATCCGGGAACTGTTGCTTCTGAACCGATCATCACGGTAACAGGCAGCGGCGAGATCACACTCATGGTCGGTGCATACATCGTGGAGCTTGACGACATCAATGGCAGCATTACGCTGGACACACCGCTGATGGAAGCCTATTCGGGCGTCGCCAGCATGAACAACTGCATGAGCGGAGACTTCCCGCTACTGGAACCCGGGCAGAATGCCGTCAGCTGGAGCGGCTCGGTTACTAAGGTAGAAATTGTACCCAACTGGCGAAATCTGTGAGGAGGTGAACACCCTTGATCTGTGTCTACCCGGCTGACTGCACGGACTTTTCCAACAACGGTCTGGGCGTGGTCAGTCCGCTATCCTGTACCGTAACAGAAACGCTCAATGGCGAGTGGGAACTTACGCTGACACACCCGATTGACGATTTGGGCAAATGGCAGCGGCTGACGGATGGTTGTATCATCCGTGCACCTGTGCCTGCGGCGATGACACCGCAGATCAATCTGGTCACGCAGCAGTATCAGACGGATACCTATGACGTGGAAATCTATAAGATCACCACGAAGAGCGGTCCGCTGCGCCTGCGCTCCGGCACAGGCACCAACTACAAAATCCTCGGCAAATACAAGAAAGGCAAAGAAGTCATCGTACTGGACAAGAGCAACAGTCAGTGGTACGAAGTGACCACGCCTGATGGCAAGCATGGCTATATGTCTGCCGAATACCTGACCTATGAACGCACCGAACAGCAGAGCAAGACCGAGTACGTTGGCTTCCAGAATGATGCCATCGAAGCCCGGCAGCTCCGCGACCAGCCCTTCCGCATCTACCGTGTCGTGCCTGAACTGAACAAGATCACAGTTCATGCCCGGCACATTTTTTATGACCTGCTCGATAACATGCTCAAGCAGGTGAAGCCCGGCTCAGGCGCAGTGGGCGCATCCGTTGCACAGGATATCGCGGACGGCTGTCTGTCCGATCATGCCTTTACCTTTTACTCCGACTTGGAGTCCACGGCGGAAGATGTGCTTCTGGAGAACATCAACCCCGTGGAGGCGCTCCTCGGCGAAGGCGGCATGACCGAAAAGTACGGTGCAGAGCTTGCCCGGGACTGGTTCGATGTTTTCCTCGTTCAGCGTGTGGGCTGCGACAGCAATGTGCAGATCCGCGAACGAAAGAACCTCACCGGCATCAGTTACGATGTGGATGAGACCGATGTGATCACGCGCATCATGCCTACCGGCGAAGACGCAGACGGCAATCTTCTGTATCTGCCCGAACTCTATATCGACAGCCCCAACATCCATGCCTATCCGCATCCCAAGTGGGTGCATCTTGCTGTCTCCTCAGCCAAGGAGGTTACGGAGGGTGATGAAACTAAGAGCAAGGCTCAGTGCTACGAGGAGATGCGCTCTGCTGTGCAGGCTGAATACGACGCCGGGTGCGATCTGCCCACGGTCACGCTTTCTGTGGACTTCGTGAACTGTACCAGCGCGGAAGAGTACAAGCAGTACGCTGCGCTGTCCGATATTTTTCTCGGTGACAGCGTCCGCGTCATTGCTCGTCGCATCGGCGTTGAAGTGGTCATGCGCATGACGCAATACACCTACGACTGCCTTACGAAGAAATACACCTCTGTTACGCTGGGCACGGCGGCAACTGCGCTGGAAGGCACGACCATTGCCGCACGCCAGCTGGCCTCCGGGTCGATCAGCGGAGCAAAGCTCATGCTCAATTCCATCGGCAGCGGGCATTTGCAGAACGGCTCTGTCGGCAGTCTGCAGGTGAAAAACGCAGCGATCCAGAGCGCACACATTCAGACTGCCGCCATCACGCAGGCACACATTGCACAGGCGCTGATTGATACGCTGAACGCCAATGCGATCACGGCGGTTTCTGCCAAAATTCAGGAATTGGCAGCCGGGCAGATCACGACAGATGAGCTTTATGCGTCCATTGCCATGATCTCCACCGCGCAGCTGACGACCGCCAATATCATCAATGCCAACATCGACTGGGCTCAGATCGAAACGCTGGCAGCGGATATTGCCACGATCAGCAAGGCGCAGATCACCTCTGCCAATATTGATGAAGCAAACATCGACTGGGCGGCGATCACGACGCTGACGGCGGCGGTTGCCAGCATGGTCAAGGCAGACATCGAGACCGCCGATATCGACTGGTCACACATCAAGGATTTGGCGACGGATACCGCCATCATCACGCAGGGTACTGCCGGTGAACTGTATATCGCCAAGCTAGCTGTGACCGAGGCGAATATGGTCAGCCTGACGGTCGGTGAACTTGTGGTCAAGGGTGAAGACGGTCATTTCTACTCGGTATCTGTTGATGCAAACGGCAATGTGACTACCATCCTCAAGCAGGTGAGCAATGACGATGTGGCTGATCTGTCCATCCACGGCACGGAAAAGCTGATCGAAGGCAGTATTACTGCTCAGACGCTGAATGTGCAGGAGATTTTCGCGGACAATGCTACCATCCGCACTCTGATCGCTGCCAATCTGGACGTGGATACACTCTTCGCCCGGGAGGCTACAATCACTGCGCTCAATGCGATGGACATTACCGGCAACGAATATCTCCGGCTGATGGTCGCCGGGAAAGCGGATCAGACTGCTGTTGACTCTCTGGCGGATCGTGTGTCTGCTGCTGAACTCAAAATCACCGATGAAGCCATTGTATCTACGGTCACTGGCAGTACGCAGTATCAGGAAGATATTGCCGCAGCAATGGCCTCCAACGGCAGTGGCATCGAGATGATTGTGGGAACCCAAACTGCTTCGACTGCTTCGTGGACAGGTATTTCTACGATGTCAGAACTGAAGGACGGCACGCAGATAGCTTATTGGCTACCGCAGAGCAGCGGATCGAGTGTCACCTTGAATCTGACACTTGCAGATGGCACGACAACTGGAGCGATTCCCTGTTACTACTCCGCTGGCACACGGCTCTCTACTCAATACAGCGCAGGCAACATTGTTCGGTTCACATATCGGGAGAATGCGAAATACTACTCTAGCACGATTGCGCAGGGCTGGTGGGCAGACGCCAACTACAATACTGACACATACGACCGCATCCGCAGTGGCTCTATCAAAGCCAAGGAAACCTGCAATTACTTCAAATTCGCTGTCGGTGATGATGCTGGCTATTTCCAGCTTGCTGCCGGTGTTCCATTTGACGTGAGCAAGCCCATTGTCTATCTTACGAGCACCATCAACAAAGGCGCAACGACCACCAATGCGTATCTGGCTTATTCCAGCGTACCAGTGACGAACCATATTTCTGGCTTTAAGGGCGTTCAAGCCGCATCTCTGTATATCGTAGGAACCCTGGACGGCTCGTCCTTTACACCTGCCTCGGATTATCTCACTTGCAGCCTCCCGGATGCGGAGGACGGGCTTACCTATATGCTGCTGGGCGTCATGAACTCGACCACGGCGGTGACGCTGTTCCCGGAGCATCCGCTGTTCCGTTTCGTTGACGGCTCCTTTCAGCCGCTGGCGCAGGTTGCGTATGAGGCATATGCGGAGATCGACAATCTGCGCATTGAAACGCAGACGGCTATCGAGCAGACCAACGCCGCCATTGCGCTGAAAGCAGACAAGACAACCGTCTCCGCGCTATCCAGCCGGGTCGATTCGGCTGAACAGCAGATTACACCGGAAGCGATCACCTCCAAGGTGCTGGCATCCGCGCAGTACGCCTTCGAGAAAACGGACGGGCGCAACTACTGCCTCAACAGCGCCGTGGAGCATAAATTCGTGGACGGATATTATCGGACGGCAACAGGCGCAACCACAATGAATACCGGCCAGCGCTTTGAAGTTTCGGGAGATTTCTTCTCCCACAGCAACGGACTGAGCAGGATGCTCTTTTCCTTTGACATCAAGCGCACCAACGTTGATGCCTCTGCCTCTTCTACTGCGGGCGTGTACGGCGGCTTCTGGATTTACTACACAGCTTACGCCGCCGACGGAACGACACTCAATACTACGGGGCGCGGTTTCTACCTGCGCACAACGGATGCCAACTTTGTGGCTACGGACAGCGATTGGGTGCATTTGACCTTCGGCGTCTACAACTTTTCTTCCTACAATCCTGTAAGCGTTGCCTATGCTTACCTTGGTACAACCGCTCAAACAGGATGTAAGGGAACCGTGGAATTCCGCAACGTCAAAATCGAATGCAGCAACACATGGACAGCTTGGAGTGCAGCGCCCGAGGATATTTACGGTCTTTCCAATCGCATGAGCAGCGCCGAAAGCCGTATCTCGCAGAACGCCACCAACATTGCGCTCAAGGTTTCGACCGCCACCTACAATACGGAGAAGGTGTACCGAGGCACGACGGCTCCGACATCGCTCTATACGAATATGCTGTGGCTGGATACCTCGGTGAGCCCGAATCTGCTCAAACGGTACACAGGGAGCACTTGGGTTGCTGCTGGTGCGCAGGAGGTCAAAACCAGCGGCATTACCATCGGCCCCAACAATGTGGCCATCACGACGGAGAACTTCTTGCTCCAGCTGCTCGACCCGGCTGACAATGAGAACGTGCTGATGGAAATGAGTGCGGACGGCAATGTCGGTTTCAAGGAACTCTATGCGGACACTGTTATTTCCGACTCAGTAGCCCCGGCCTACAATGGGCCTTCCTACATCTACATTGACCCCACCTTTACCGGCACCAGCGACGTCTATTGCCGATCCCTCGGTGAGGCGGTTCAGAAGGTCAACGACAAGTATCTGTCTTACGATGTCTGCATCTATCTTATCACGGCGGGCGGCAGTCTGTACGAACCCTCCGGTGTTCACATCAGGGGTGTTACGGGGCCGGGAACGCTTGAGATTTACGGCAGTTCTTCCTGTGACCTGAGCAGCTATATCACCATTCGTGGCTGCAGCGCATACATCAGGATGCAAAGCGTGACCTTGCGCGAAAGTCGCCCGCTGAACGGCGGCAACAGGAACAGTTATCTGATTGAGAGCCATCTGAACCAGTATCTCGAAATCAACAACTGCACGCTGGATGCCAATGGCACTACCTACGACAGCCTGTACGTCAAGGCATCCCGTATCTATATGTACAACACAGGTTTGTACAATGCGATTCAGGGCTTGGAGGTGTATCAGGGTATCGCCGTTACGAAAAACTGCAAGGGAAGCTGCTCGTGGGCAATGGTAGCTTATGCTGCCATCATTCATGCCGCAGGCACTGTACCCAACGGAACGCTGACCTATGGCGAAAGTGGGCGCGTGTTTGCTGACAACGTGACAGTAGACTACGGTACAGCCATCCCGCCGGTCACTCCGGATGAAACCACCATCCAGTACGCGACGACCACCCGAAGCTGGCGCGGCAGCTGGCGCACGGACACTTACGATGTCATTCAGGGCGTTTACAATGACGCCGGATACTCGTCCAGCCTCAACTGGAACCGTGGCTGCATGTGGTTCGATAATCTCCAGAACGTGCTCTGGGGAACGACCGTCAAGAGCGCAACGCTTACGCTGCACAGAAAAACCGGCTCCGGTGCCAGCGGCGCAAAGAACGTATACCTGTGTGCCATCTCGAACTATTCGCCCAGCGGTACACCCAGCATCGCGTATAACTACGGCGCACTGGGCACCATCGGGCGCGATTCGACCAAGACCTTTTCCATCCCGGCGCACATCGTGCAGGGTCTGGCGGACGGCGACTATGGCGGTCTTTGTCTTTACGAGACGCCGTACAACTTTGGCTCCTCGACGTACTCCAATGCCTATATGCGCATGAGCGGTGCAGACACATTCCAGGAGCCTTACCTTGAGGTCGTATTCAGCGGCGGTACTGCTGTCGGCTGAGAAAGGAGATCAAAATGAATATCGTGATTCCCTTTGAGGGGCGGGTGCGCACTTGCATCCGCTCCTCTTACATTCTTGCCAAACGGCTGGAAGTCAACAGCTATACGCTTACCGGCGACACGTTCCAGATGACGGGCGTATCCCCGGCTCAAATTGTCATCCTGCCAGACAGCGTGAAGATCGCCGAGGGACAGGAACTGACTGATGATATTCTACGCAGGCAGATGTCCATTGAGCAGTTCATTTCCGTATCGGCGGAGGAAGCGCTTCCTACTGTGCTGGGTCTGCTCCTGCGTATCGCTGTGGCGGATGGCAGGCTGACGGACGAAGAATTGCTCTCCGTAAAGCCCGCCTTGGAGGATCGTCTCTGGCAGCCGGGCATCGCTGTACAGGTCGGTGATGTCTACACATTCGGTGCATTCCTGTGGCGCTGCATTCAGGCACATACCACGCAGGGCGATTGGGCTCCCGACCTGACGCCGTCGCTCTGGCACAAGGTGGAGATTATCTCCGAAGATGCCGTGCGCGTATGGGATGTGGGCCTTGCTTATCTGGTGGGTGACGTTGTTGCTTATCCGGATGCGGACGGCATTCTGTACACATGCCTGCAGGCGCATAATTCGCAGACCGGCTGGGAACCTCCGGTAACGCCCGCACTATGGCAGGCTGAAGACGCATCCGGTGATGACACATCCGAAGAACCTCAGTATGAGGCAGAACCCGAAGCCTGAGCCGCTCACGATGGGCGGCTTTTGCTATATCAAAACATAGGAGGATTTGACTATGAGGAACATTATCATTGACCTGATCTGGGCAAAGATTCAGGGTGCCGTGACTGCCCTTGGCGGCATCATCGGCTATTTCGTGGGCGGCATGGATGGCCTGCTCACTGCGCTTGTGATCCTGATGGCGCTCGACTACATTACTGGAGTGATGTGTGCCGTCGTGGACAAGCAGCTTTCTTCTTCCATCGGCTTCAAGGGCATCTTCAAGAAGGTGCTGATCTTCCTGCTGGTGGGCGTCGCGCACATCGTGGATATGAATGTGATCGGCACGGGTGAAGCCCTGCGTACCGCCACGATCTGCTTCTACCTGTCCAATGAAGGCGTATCCCTGCTTGAAAACGCTGGTCGCCTTGGACTGCCTATCCCTGACAAGCTCAAGACCATCCTCGCACAGCTTCACGACAAGCCTGCGCTGCCTGATGGTAACAATCCGACCGACGAGGGCAACGGCGTTTGACGCCGCCCCTCATTTTTTGATTTGGAGGCAAGTATGAGCGAGAGAATCAATACCTCTTATACCGCAGAGCATTTTGTTGCTTTCTGCCTGTCGTTCCTTGGCCAGCCCTACTGGTATGGAACCTGCGTTTACAAATGTACTGAAAGCCTGCGTTCCCGCAAGGCAGAACAGTATTCGTCCCATTACGGCTCCAGCCGAACTGCCCGTTACAAGGATGACATCGCCAAGAAGAAGGTCTGCGCAGACTGCGTTGGCCTGATCAAGGGCTACAACTGGACGCACGGTGGTGATGGCGTGATTGAAGCCATCGGCACAGACAAGTCCATCTCCAGCAAGTACGGCAATAACGGATGCCCCGACAAATCCGCCAACGGCATGTTTACCTATGCCAAGAGCAAGGGCTGTGCCTGGGGTACGATTGACACGCTTCCGGAGATCCCGGGCGTGGCGTTGCGCTCCGATGGCCATGTTGGCGTGTATGTCGGGGATGGCTATGCGGTCGAAGAGCGCGGTTTCAGTTATGGCTGCGTCAAGACAAAGGTTTCTTCCCGCAAATGGACGCACTGGTTCCAGCTGCCCTTCGTGGACTATGGGGACGCAACATTTACCGGCGGCAGCTATGTGAAGCCTGATTCTGCGACCACTGAGTACACCCTCGGAACCCGAACGTTGAAGGACGGCTCCAAGGGTACGGATGTCAAGGCTATGCAGGAGTTTCTGCTGCAGCTGGAATACAGCCTGCCCAAGTATGGCGCTGACGGCGAGTTCGGCTCTGAAACCGAATCTGCCCTCAAGAAGTTCCAGAAGAAGGCGGGCATCAAGCAGGACGGCATCTACGGCAGCGAAACCCATCAGGCGCTGATGGACGCGGTTGCCGATGACGATGACGGCAAGCAGCCTGAAACCGAGGAACCCGAGACTGAAGCTCCTGCCACCAAGCAGGTACGCATCGTGTGCAACAACGGTTCGGTCAACATTCGTGTGGGCAACGATACCAAATACGGTCGCATCACTTCCGTCAAGGATGGCACGACCTTTGAGTGGATCGCCACGGCTGAAAACGGCTGGCATGCTGTTGTGGTCAACGCGCAGATCGGCTGGGTGTCCGGGAAGTACAGTGTGATCGCTTAATCGTCGCAGCGATGGTCTGCGCCTACAATATGGGCACAGACCACTTTTGAATTATCCGATTGCATTCTGGAGATTTCCCCTACATTGTAGGGGCGACCTCTTTTTTCTCCGTTAGCCTGTTTGCAAGAATAGTATAGCACCGATGGTGCTGGATGAACACACGCTCAGAGCATCAGTTTATTGTTTTTTATGCGGTTGGTTTTGGCTGACCGCTTTTTTGTTTTTGTGAAAAAACACTACGGATTTCTGTCCCTTCCTGTCCAGTACAGGGTGAATCCGAGCAGGAAGGAGGCCCCTTAGATATGATGCAACAAGAGAAAATGCCGGGGCAGTTGACAGAAGGAAACACTGAAAACAGGACGGCGGCATGCACACGCATCACCCAGACCCACATTGGCGATACACTCTATATCGTCGAATCTGTCCAGAGTACGGTAGCTACCGAAACAGTGCGCAACAAACTCAAGCGACTTATTCTGAACAATGCAGAAAGCAGCT